GGATTTCGTTCAGAAGGTGGATCGCGTTAAAGTGGCTATCGGTTTTCATATTGTTGGCACTCCCAAATCTGGGAAATCAACAATTGCTCCAATGATTCAGGAGCAAATTTGTATGGCTCGAGGTGTTGAATATCGTGAGCAGGATAACGCTCAAGTAAATCTTTTAGCACCTTATCAAGATGAGCTAACCAACGCCACTCAAACTATCACCATCAATGAGACTTTGCCAATTAAGGAACACTTGGCTAAATCTGTGGAAACGGCTTACAATACAGCGCTCGCGCTAGTTGATCCTGTGCCTTTCCATCCGAATAGATCAAATTTGGAAGATAAAGCCAAAATCACCTGTACTCATATTGGTGTAGTTTCAACTGGAAATACCGAACAACCTTTCCTCAATGTCGCCCGTACTCCAGGCGCTTGGGAACGACGATACACTATCATTAACATGACAGTGCGCGATGAATTTTCTGATGAATTCGGACGTCTCGTTTCAAGCAAATGCGACGGGAGCGACGATTATCATAGTTTTGATGTTTATGAAATCGTCTATATTGGAAAAGAGAGGAAGATCGTGTATTTCGAGGTCGATGGAAAACGATCGCTTGGATTGAACACTGAGGAATTGTTTGAACTTATTCGCAAGATGTGCATTGATCATTTCGCTGAGCAAGATCGCTTAGATGAAAAGCACAACCAAGCCAAAGCACCTGGATGTTTAGTGTGCAAACGCTTGGGTGGTATGTGCAAATGTCCTAACAAGGATGCACATTCTCTTGCTGGTAAGAGCATGCAATGCATTGAGGCGTCAGTTTATACCAATGCATCTCAGTGCGGAGGACGTAGTACAATCGTCGGGAATAAGTGCACCCCTTGTAAGAAGGGCGCAATCAATAACAATTGTATTTACTGTGGATTGTGCATGAGCAGTGATGATAGCGAATCTGGACAAGAACCGACGGAACCTGAAATGGGAGTTGTTGCAACAGCAGCTTCCACTGCCGGGTCCCTGATATGGTCTTCGGTTTTGCCTTGGGTGAACCCCTTCATCAAAGCGCAATGGCTTTGGAGTATCGACAACAACACCATGAAAGTGTTCCACGAAGAGATTGTCGAAGAACTCAGCTATTGGCCCGACACCATCGGGTGTACTGCTTTTAGCTTAATCCCTCGGTCCTGGGAAGTACGACCAGATGGATCTCTCACATGGTTTGGCAGAAAGAAAGACTCTTATTTGCGGATGATGGCTGCTGAGAAGCAGATATTTCTCCCGCTTTCCTACTACTTTCGCCGAGCTTTGTGTTGGGGTCTTATCTCATTCATGTTCTTCGCATCTGCTTGCTACTTAATGGAGCGGATCGGA